GTTACGGGCTCCCGTTGTCTTTAGTTAATAAAGACCGCTCCAGACGTGCTTAAATGTGCAGGCACGTCTAACTGCAACGCGATGTGGATCACTCCACACTCCTGTGGGGTTAACAACTCCCCTTAGGAGCCTACCATGCCAAGCTATCTCTTGCTTGGAGTAGACAGGGTTAACCTGCTTGACTCTAAATTCTTGCCTTTGCAAACGAGCATTCCATCTCGTTTTGTGACTTGACCTATTACGGTCCAGACACACTGAGTATTCTGGGGACCTAAGTCCATCAGAATCCAAGGTCGTCCAGTGCAAAGCACCGAACCGATCTTGGAGGAGGCCACGCAGATATCTGCATGTTCTCCAAAATCCTTTATTGAAAAAGGACTCAGACAAAGCAAGGAGGTGCTTGTAGAGCTTTGGATCGCGTTTGTCCGCGTCAGAGGAAGTCCTTCTAAGACGCAAGGGTGTTGTAATAACCCCCTTAAAGGCATCGACACCGCATGATTCTCTGAAGAATCCGCGGTAGAAGGACTTGTCAACGTTGGGCTTAAGGCCGAACGCTGTAAGGGCTCTGAAGCATGACTCAGTGACAAAAGTGGGTACGAGAGCATCGTCCCCATAAACGTACACTGAGTCAGCAGGATCCGGAAAATCCGGGTCACCTGGGTAGAGGACACTGACCGTCGCATTAAGGATACTCCAAACGCAAACTGCAAGGACGGGAAAGCACAATGCTGAACCCATCGGAGCAAACTTGCGCAAAGGGAGCAGCTCCCCGTTAGGGAGCTTTGTCGCGACGCTACGGGTACACATCAATGGTTCATGTAACTCCTTTGGAAAGAGGTACTTAACTAGATCGATGCTTACCCTATCAGAGGCTGATTTAAGGTCAAGGGTGGCGAACTTCCGAGAGATTGAACTCTCGAGAGCAAGCTGACCGTTGATCCCCTGTTTCTCGAAATTAACACGCCCTTTTGTGAGGGGGTGTGACTCAATGTGAGAGACAAGTCTCTTCATGAGCCCTTGTTGGATCCACTGGATCTCCAATGGTTCCATCGAGATCAGCCTAGGTCCCCTAGAATCCTTCGGCACAAGAACGACTTTCGCAACTGGGTTAATCTCAGGGCGTAGTCGCTTATACCAACCGGACTCGAAGGAGATTTTGCCGAGAGAAGGAGAGAAGTACTCGTAATACGGATACGTCTCGTGCAAACGCTGGTACTTCCTTTTAAAGATGTACTTAGCGTTTCCCCTCTCTCCTGTGGCAACAGCCCCAGGTCCGTGCTGAGGGTTGATGTCCTTTAAATCGACTCCATTAAGGAGTCTATGGACAAGCGACCTAGCACGGATAGCTATCTCGAGTGCTATCCCAGACTGGGGTAGAGTCAGTTTTGCCAACTCACCCTCGACGGAAATAAATTCGTCGATGACGGCCTGATTCAGAGATTCCTTATAAGGGGTCTCGAACTTGTAGAATAGCATCGAAACCTGCATGATTTCGCCGACGCTATAAGCGTCAGCATCATCACGCAGCCGACCGTCTGAATGGAAAATGGACTTCATCAAACCCCGCATAAAAGCGGGGAGAGAAGATCCGGAGAGCTTGCGAAAGCCCGCCGGGAGTAGGAAGTGACCAGTTTCCAGCCCACTAATAACAGCTTTCCCCAAGCAAGGGAGAACGGTTGTTAGAAAGGTAAGACCCTCAGAGCGGAAGCGATTAGAGATGTAATTAAAATCTCTAGCGCTTTCGTCCCGGAGATCTTTGCGGCCGGAGTAAACGTCCTGCAGACAAGTTTCAAGGAGGGAGATGTCAATTGGCATCTTTGGCTTTTCAGATTTGCTCGAAAGCTAAACCATCCCTCCCCGATGGGAACGCCTACAAATTCAACTCTCGTTCCGAAGAAGAGAGTCGACGTTACCAGTGACGCCAGTAAAGTTACGAGTAAACGCGATCAGGTCGTTAAGATCGGTTCGCGTGATATCGGAAACTCGTGGGACAGTCAGGGTAACGGACACTGTGGCGGTGTGCACCTTATCATCCGCATCCGTAACGGATTTGGAGAAGGACACAACATGACGATCGTAAGCGTCCAGCCCATTCTTGGACGGGACGTAATTATGGCGAATACCCATCCGGACCGGGTTGGTCAGGGTGGAAGTAGACTCCATGCGATCGGAAGTGGTGCCGCTAAGCAAATTTAGGACAAAGTCCTTGTTTGCTGCAGCTGCATTAGCCAGGGTCAGTGTAGAGGCGAAAGCCACGGGAAGCTCCTTAAAGGTTGGAATGAAGGGTGCTACTTGAATAAAGCAGCATAGTTCAGAAACTGCGCTTGTGAAAGCGGAGAATCTTTGAGGAGTAGACCTTGCGAAGTGGCCAAACCACGACTCCTATTATAGGAAGTCGTAGTATGGCTACCCAGGGCCGCAGAAAAGAGAGCCTTACCGTACGTGTTATACACAGTACGGATAACAGTGGACTTGTAGAACGTTTTGTTCGAGGTCCAACCATCACGGACATCCCACTGCCCAGGAAAAACCTGGGTACTAGTGTACTTCTTGACAAGACTCTGCATGTTAATAGCATAGTCGATAAGCCAAGAAAAGGGGATCGCCTCCCAACCAATGCCAACCGGATTGTTAAATCCGGTGGTATGGAGAAGAGCGGCAATCATCCCTATGTCCGATTGAAGAGATCCAAGGTTGATGGTCAATTTAGCACCGACAACCCTTCTGCTCACAGCTGAATCGCCGGACCACGTAACACCATTAACGGTATTAGGTGATTTAGGGATAGCTGTGACGGTTTCGGATCTCCTGACGGTCACGGTTTTACCGTTGTTGTTAAGGATCCACTTGTAGCGGCGAAGAAACTTGTCACCAATAGTCATGAGCTTTTGGATATCCCCTAAGAAAGGGACTAAACCGAAGCCAAGGCCAAGGTGAACATCTGCATATTCCTTGGAAACGTTCAACTTCTGATACTTCCGACCCATCGGAGAGCGCTTTAAAGCACTGTCCGGAAGTCCGTAACTCCGAATCAAACGTAGTAGATTTGGAGCGGACTGAACCGCCTTCGTGAGGTTGTTGACGAGCTTAGGTAAGTCGTCAAGCTCAAGAAGGAAGTTGGGAAGGGAGAGAACCGCCGGAAACTGAGTTGACCAATCGATGACAGCACTTTGTGCAAAGTCACCGGCTGACGACGAGTAAGGCGGAAAATTGTTGAATAAGGTAGAGAACGACGGGGGTGAAAGCCCCTGAAGCCCCATGCCTACACCCTCCTTAAACTTCCAGGAGCAAGTCGAAAAGCTCCCGGGAGGATAGAAGTAGTACTCCGTAGTACCCGATGAGGGTCCGCGGATGATGTGGGCACTTACCTTCGAGTGCGTCACGGGTTTGACTCTGTAAGAACTCGCCGATTTTTCATCGGTGATGGACTCAGAGACGACTCCCGAATGGGAGACCGTGTTGGCAAAAAAAGCCAAGATCCATCCAAGATCCGTTCGGGTGCTTAACCATAAGAGTATGGTTAGCGCTCGAGGAAGCAGGATAGGAACGTGAGCGTACTCGAGTAACCATGGAATAGGACGCAAAGGTCAGAGGGCCCC